CATCAACGTCAGAGCAAGTCTGGCTTGTTTGCCTAACTTACCTTTGTCGTGCTGATGTTCTTCTGCGAATTCTCTAGTCGACTTGCCTGCGGCTTCTGCTTTGGCCTTGAATTGTCCGTGGGCATTCTCAGTCGCCTTTTGAATAAACTTCTTAGCCATAGTTACTCCTTAGGCAGCCGAGAGTGAGCCCTTCGCAGGACGCCCACGGCCACGTTTATTAGGATTGATGTTACCAGTCTCGGCGATCTGACTGTCGACCTTCTGAATCTGAGAGTTATCGTGGGCACGACCCATGACAGACATCTCAGCCTTCTGGACGGCAGATGCCATAGCGAGACCACCATCTAGAGACTTAGGACGACCGATGTAAGGCTTACCAGTCTTCTCTGCGACTTCACGAGCTAACTGATCCAGCTTCTCTAGATAGACCTTCATCCTGTCTGTGGCGATATCGTTAAGGGGTTCCATTTCTTCATTGGGTTCACCATCGAAATAAATCACGGCCGGATCGCCTTTTTCATCTACGGTATAAAGCGTGTCATCTGGGCCATAAAATCCGGCTGGACTCAGAATACGATATGCCGCACGAGTGTTATCGATATTTACCATTACTTATTAGTTCCTTTAGAAAGAAAAGACGGTCTGACTTTCACAGACAGTAAAGATGTTAGCGTCGATTCAGTTGCCTTAGACGGCGATGTAGTTATTACTATACAGACCAGATTCCAAAGACTGCTGGGGATTCAGGACCAGATTGGCCAGAACCGAGACAGTCGCAGAACCAGTGACGGTATAGATCAGCTTGTAGAATCTCGGCAGGGCTTCTCCCAGGGTGTACCTGATCGGAGGAAGCTGGATGTCGATGATACTACCAAGAACCAGAGTCGTACCTACCAGACCAGGGGTCGAGACAAGGGTAGTATAAGTACCCTGACCATACGAACCATTGTCTGGGGCGGCAGCTACTGAGATAGCGACGGTACCAGCACCAGTACCGGCAGTAGTTACGTTCACGTAGACATGTGGGATCGCCACACCGTCGCCTGCGCCGTAATCTTCACCGATGCTCGTGTTAGTAGCCGGGAAACCATTAATCATCGCTGGGGCATTGCCTGAGCCTGCACCAGTGATGTCGATGATACCGGCAGAATCCGCAGTAGCCGAGATGGCCTGTGGAGTACCGAAAGCTGAATTGAAAGTTAGTTTTGCGTCCATAAACATTTCTTGATGTCCTTTCTTAGACTACGCGAGATTCGCTGTTAGTAAGGGCATCCACAACTCTGATGGGCGTATCACGGAACTGGACGACGGGGTCACCGGCATAATCCTTGCTCGAAAGCAAGACGTTCCGGTCACGAATCGCATGGATGTCCATGTACTCACGACCAGTACGATTGACGTACCAAGCCGGGCTGATACCGGGAACTGGATCATCAGGAGCATCGCTCTCAGTGATACCAGACAGACGGCGGGAAGCCGTAGGTAGACGTACTACTGCACGAGACATCAGGGCGAACAGGTCAGGAGGGGTCGTACCCTGGAGACCAGCAGTCGTGGTATCGACGTTGCAGATACGGACGTTGTAGCGCCAGTCCTTGACACAGAGGCCGAGTTTGAACTGGAACAGCGAGGTATACGCCTCGAAGCGGTTGCCGTTGGCGTCATAAGCCGGTACGCCATCGCCTAGGTCCTTGTAGACTAGACCGGCCTGCGAACCCTTCGGAAAGATACCAAAGGTCGTGTGGTCGCCCCAGCCTACCAACCAGATCGAGAGGTTTGCATTCGCAGTGCCCCCGGCGTCTAGGACGTTGACGGCGTTCTTTGCGGTACTGGTGTTGACAGTGTTATACCGAGGAGAGAAGCCTGTGAATGCCGTCGGAGTAGTAGCCTCGTTCTGATAGAACAGAGAAGAAGCAACTTGCTGTGACAGACCTTCGACGTGGGCCATATCTTCGGAATAACGGAACTTGGCGACGTTGCCGTTCAGTTCAGCCAGAGACTTGTCGACGATGGAGTAATCCTGGAGTTCGCCGATTGAGTCCTGGAACTGAGCAGTCAGGGACTTGCTGGACGGAACGCCTTGGTTAGCCGCACGCCAGACACCTTGGGGTAGACCTGTACGGATAGTAGTCTTGTGACCAAGAGGAAGATTGCCTTCCTGCCAGATCATGTCCTTCATCACCTCGTTGCACTGAGAAAGCATTTCAGCGATGATGGCGATTTCACCATCTGGATCGACTCGACGTGCCCAATCAACGAGATTCGGGTAAATATTAGTGGCCATAATTAGCCTTTCTTATTAGATTTTACTTTATATTCGACTTTTCAGTCTAACCGTTACAGTCAAGAATCTCACTCCTTAGGGGCAGTCGAGTCTTCTTTATGTCCCAGGCTAGGGTAATTCTTTAACGCCTCTTACCATAAAGAGCCCCAGTCTTAGACTTAGGAGCAGCAGGAGGCTTAGTCGCGGGAACTGGTGTGCCTTCTGACATCGCCCTACCAGCGGCAGAGAGAAGTCGTAGCATCGTAGGATTATTACCTAGACCAGAAGTCTCCATCAGATCACGGAATTCTTTCTGTTGGTCCGGGGTACCACCATGGGTTCGGATAAATTTATTGGCTGAATCAAGTGTAGTCTGAATTCTATTTCCGCCGATCTCTGGATCAGCAACTGTCGCTTCACGCCAGTCCGTCACGGTCTTTTCCCAACTCTCTAGCTGGGTCTTATTCAGACTCTCAATCGCTCTCTGCAATTCAGCGACATGGAAGTCTACGGCTTTCTGACCGAACTCCTGGACGAACTCATGTCCTGCCTTACTTTTAGTTTCTAGGTCGGCTAGAATGCCCGTGAACTCCCCCATTCTATCAGAATCTACTTCGACACCTTCGGGGAGAGTAAATGCCTCGTAAGTCGGAGGGATGATCTCAACAGGTTCTACAGGAGCTTCTTCTACTGATTCTTCTGAAATCTTCTCTGGTTCAGGAACTTCAATAAGGGCCTCAGGGGCCTTTTCTTCTGTTCTGTCAAGCTCCTTAGCGATAAGTGTCGTGGCCTCTTTCGGGGCTTCCTTGACTTCAACTGGGGCTTCTACAGGTTCAACAGTTGGAGTCTCTACGGTTTCTACAGGAGTCTGTATGGACTCTACTGGGGCAGAGACTATGGTGGGTTCAGGTGTAGGAGTATTAGGGATTGATTCGACTATATCGGTCATTTATTTTCCTCTGGCTTCCCTTACCATGATGAGATACTGTTCAGGTGCGGCATCCTGAATATCCATCATTATTTGGAGCCCTATATTTTGTTCTCCGCACTTAAAAGCTGTTCTATATGGGTCGTCTGTGAAAGGTGACGAAATAACTTTACACTTTAGTAGGATGTCATAGAACCATGCTCGTCCTTGCTCGTGAAGCATAGCCGCCCTGACGAATTCAAGTCTATCAGCCCTAGTTCTGGCAGTCCGCTTCTTGGCCTTCTGGACTTGTTCCTGGTCGGAAGTATCGTATTGGACTTCCTGTTCGTCTTCGGCCTGGATAGTTCTGATCTGATCTGACATCAGGAAGGATGATTCACTTTATTTAATTCCCGGAAAGTCAGGTTAGCTAGGACATCGTTACGTGACATCGGCTTAGCACGAGCCATCCTGGTTCCAAGTTCTTTCATATTCAGCAGATTCGATTCGATCTGGAGCCAAAGCTTACTAGTCTTTTCGGTAGACAGTGTAGGAAGATTCTGGCCGAGTTCGATCACGCCTTCGAGGTAATCCCGGACCTCTAACCATCTGGGATTCTCTTGGGTATGACAAAGCTGATGTGCCGATCCGGCAGCTACCTTTATACCATCGATGAAGTCCACGAATGTCTGTGGTTTCTTTTCAGACGGGACGGTTAGAAATTCCTTTGCCCTAGAAGCTGATTTAGAAAGTCCGTCAGAAAAACGGAAGATCATTTCTGCTTCAGTTACATATAAAACCATTACTGCGTTCCTCCACCTAGCATCGAGGCTAGGACGTTCTGACCGCCACCGGCATCGACATTTGAAAGCACCTGAGCGGCTGGGGCAGCCTTTCCGGCAGCCTCGGCGACGGCACCCATTTTAGCTAAAGCGGCTTGTTGTTGTAGGTCTTGGGCCTGTTGGGCACGGAATGCCTGGACTTCTTCAGGGCCACGTAGAATCTTCTGAGGATTACCTAGAAGATCGTTGTATTCTCTTACCGTCGCATCAGGATCGATGTTGTCTTTCACCTCTGGATAGACGGCAGACATCGCACCGACGATCTGTATCAATCTCTCGATACCACCAGTGGCGGCACCTTTCTGAGCCAGAGCGAGCATCGAGACGAACTCGATATCAAGCGGGACGCCTTGGAGAGACGCCGGAGGAGGATCGATCATCCCCTTCCTCTTCAGGATGTTGAAGATCCTGTGAAGTTTAGGCTTCAGTGAGTCAGAGATTAATGATTCAATAACCGGACCAAGTACCTGGAGCTTCTCTTGGAGCTTCTGGGCGACCTCATAGGCTGTCATACGATCAGCAGTAGGCTGATTCTCCAGCATCAGGAAGAGGTCGTTAAACAATCCCTTCTGGATTCTCTGGCGGATCTGGGCGATGTTAGCCGCCATGGCATTGACATCA